TGGTCCACAAGGTGGTGGTCCACAAGGTGGTGGTCCACAAGGTGGTGGTAAGCAAGCTGGTATGCAAGGTTGAGGCACACAAGTGGGTGTAAGCGGTGGATCACACGGGTCGGTACCTTCTACTGATGGATAAATATAATGAACATCACAACTTGGTCCTGTTACCACTAAAACTGGCTCTGGAGGTGGATTTCCACAAGGTGTTGTCCCTGATGGATAAACATAATGAACATCACAGCTTCCTCCTACAACTAAAACCGGTTGCCTTGGCAGAGGACATACCTTCGGGGCACATGGTGGCAGAGGGCATGGTTTAGGTGGACAGCATGGTTTAGGTGGACAGCATGGTTTAGGACGACAGCATGGGCGACAACATGAAGGCTTATTAAAATTATACATTTATTATAATAACCAGATATTTAATATTAATAAAATATATATTTTATTATGACATAAAATATATTTAAAATAAATTTTAAACGAATATGGTAATTAAAACGTATAATGCTAAAATAAACATGGTTAGTGATAATAAATGGCTTAATAACATATTATTTCTGAATCCCGAAAGTTTCGGATTATCAAATATTCCTTCAATGTTTTTTAAATAATTATGAGTTTCGCTGAAATTTTTATAGAGTGCATATGATAAAATACCTGTAATTAATAGTTTTCCAAAAAATGAAGATGTTTTTCCTAAATTAATGGGTGCTATAAGCACTATAAAAGTTAAAAACAATGCGGTACCGAGTATACCACAGACATGTCTTGTATTTTGAGAAAATGACAAAAATCCATTTTGAGCATTTATATTCATATATATTCTATAAAGTTTTTTCTTTGTATATTATATGGCAAAAACAAGAAAAATACGTGGCGCAAAACAGAACAAAACATATTCTAAGCGTCACTTTAATAGTGGCGACGGCATGCTAACAAAAATATGGGGACCCGCTTTATGGCACGCATTACACACCATTAGTTTTAATTATCCTGTGAAACCTAGCCCAGAAGATAAAAAGCACTATAAAAATTTAATACTAAATTTACAATATGTATTACCATGTAAATATTGTCGCGTTAATTTAAAAAACAATATTAAAAGGTTTCCTCTAACAAGTGCACATCTGAAATCAAGAAACACCTTTTCACGTTATGTTTACAATTTACACGAAATGGTTAACAAAATGTTAAATAAAAAATCCGATTTAACCTATTGTGAAATAAGAAATCGTTATGAGGATTTTCGGTCTAGATGTACGCAAGAAAAAATTAAATTATTTAAATTTACACGCAAAGAACGGGGGTGCACCGAACCTTTGTATGGAAAAAAGTCGAAATGTGTGTTAACCATTATCCCAGAAGAACAACGGTGTAAAACACTTAAAATTGATCGTAAATGTATTAAACATAAATAGACACACAAGGTAAAATGTCAGAAGGTGAATTATGCCATTGTCTATGTGTTAGCTTAGGACATTCTTGTCAACATTGTGGACAGTTCCATGTTCCATGTTGTTTGCCAGAGCAATCGGATGTTTATTTAGCAATTTCTGAGCCCGAAGAGGAAACCGCTATTTTTGCAGCAAAGGATAATGCTAAGGTCAAAATGAAATAATTACATACCAAATTGACTAAAATCAGATAGAACCGGTCTTGGTAAATAACGCGTATTACTGGTTTGATAATTGGGGACTTTTTTACATTCAAAAGCTGGTTCCGGACAACGAGCACAGGCGGGACATGCTGGACATTTATTGCCAGAATTACAGGTTCCAGGTGACGGACATGCGGGACACACGGGCGGAACAATTTGAGATTTTAAGATATATAAATCCTCTTGTCCAGCAGGAATTTGATGTTGAGAGACACCATATACCGTATTGTTTGTATCCGCTAATATTTGTTCTCCATTCGGTGTAACAACAACCTTTGAATTTGTTGTAGAATATACATCGGCACTATTGCCGTTTGGACCAGTGTATGAATTTTTTGTAACACAAGCTTGCGGTGGCTCAGAACTGGAGGCAGAAGATAATCCAGAACTGGAGGCAGAAGATAATCCAGAACTGGAGGCAGAAGATAATCCAGAACTGGTTCCAGAACTGGAGGCAGAACTGGTTCCAGAACTGGAGGCAGAACTGTACGACGAGTTATTATTATTGTTACTCACGTAACCCCTCCCCCTGTCATCCATATTTTCTGTTACATTACTTCCTAAACCACAACATAATATTAGTACTAACAAAATTATTAAAAAAAGATGTATTGCTTTCAACTTCATTATATAAATTATGTGCGGAAAAAATTTAAATTGAAATAAAATAAGCAATATATGATATTTTATAATGTCTAAATCGTTGCTACCATCCTATTTCAATGACCATACGATCACTGAAATAGGCGTTGACGAAGCAGGTAAAGGTCCACTATTTGGGCGCGTGAATGCTGCTGCAGTTATTTTACCTAAAGATAGCGAAACGTTTGAATATGATAAAATGAAAGACAGTAAGAAATTTTCCTCAAAAGTTAAACGTGAAGCTGTTGCCGAATATATTAAGGAAAACGCTATTTCCTGGGGCGTGGGATATGCCGATGAAAAGTATATAGAAAAACATAATATACGACAGGCGACATTTTATGCAATGCATACCGCGATAAAGCCATTGGTAAATGATTATAAACACGATAATTTATACTTATTAATTGATGGAAATGATTTTAAACCATTTACCTATTTTGATGAGAAAATGAAATGTGTGCCTGACCTATGCATAGAAAAGGGGGATAATAAATTATGTGCAATTGCTGCCGCCTCTATATTGGCCAAAGTCGCCCATGATAAATATATAGAAGACATATGTATTGAATACCCAGGACTAAATGAATGTTACGATCTTTGCAGTAATAAAGGATATGGAACTGCAAAACATATTGCGGGTATAGAAAAACATGGGGTCAGTGAGTGGCATAGAAAAACCTACAATCGGTGTAAAAATTTTCCAGTATTAGATTTTAAGAGGGGGGAATTTCCCCCCAAACCCCCTTTTAGTTTTTAATCAAAACCAAAACTTTTAGAAAAAGTTTTTAATCAAAAAGGAAACCTTGGTTCCCTTTATTTAACACTTGATACCAAGATACTTCACAGTATTTGTTTCTACACCAAATAATATATGCAACACAATAGCTAAAACAAACGAGAATATTGTGGTTAACACAAGAGGAACGCCTGTGACAGCTCCTAAAACAATCGCCACGATTAGAGTTAACACATAATCAATAATCGCGGTATTTAAAAATCGGTATTTATGAACCCCCTTTCCAATAATTCCCAGTGCATCTTTGTATTTTTTAAAAGGACAGACAGACATATACTTAAACACAAGAATAAAACTAAAACTTTAAAAAAGTTTTTAATCAAAAATACCTTTTTACAAGGCATAAATACAAAATTATAAAATATAATACATGCTGCCCGATATAAAAAGCGACCTTTTTTCAATAAATAACGAATGTTATTATTTTGCTATTTATTTGCCAAAAAAAAATTCTTGGTACATTAATAATCACAAGTTTATTCTTTCTTCGTCGAAAAACAAAATATTAGGACAATATATCTCCTCGTTATGGTTTAAAACAAACATAGATGTTACCATTTGTGATGATATACAAGTAGCCATTATTAAATTATCTAATAAAGATTGTCTTCAACAAAACATGCATCGTTATATAAATTTATTAAACAATACGGATAGTCCTAATGACCTGGATTTTATTTGTCTTTATAGTAGGATAACACGGGATAATCTGAATGATTTAATAATACAATTAAAGACAACCCCCACAACCTACAAGGAAACAAAGGAAAAAATAGGGCTGACATTTAGTAAATCAGCACATAATAAAGAACTGTTGTTGTATTGTCCTGGATTTTATTTATAACATTTTTCAATTATAACATTTTTAAACAGTTTAAATACTTATTTAAAATATTAATATTAATGACCTCTCAAAGTAATGGTATATTAACACAAAATGATTTATTATTAAAAACACTATTAGAATTTTATAAACAGGACAATAATTTAGAAAAGATGCTTGTGATAATAAATGGTGAATCACCAACCTCGCTCCGAATTGTGGATTGGTTTGCGACAAATTACGCCAAAAAATATTTTACTGTATATAATCTAATAAATAATCCTGAAAAAAGGTTCAAGGTATATGCCGAATATAAATTACGTTTAAAGGCCTATAGTAAGCGGCGCTTTGACCCATTTTGTCGATGGGAAAGGATCAATATTCCTTACAAGAACAACACAAGCATTCAGACCACTATCGGACAACTAAATTTTTTTAGATGGGCATTGGAAAATGATGTTGTGAATTATATTGAAAAAAATTATTCCAAAATAGAAGCGGATATGAATAACAGAAATAGCACATCAAAGCGGAAACAGCAAGGAAACCAAAAAACAAGAAAAAAGCGTGAGGAATTATCTATCTCGGCAACCAAAAGTATCAAAAAAGAGGACGTGGAAATTGTTGTTAAATTTAATTAAAGGAACTATGTTCCCTTTGGGTTTAAATACAACATATTAAATAATACATCTTATTATATATTATTTATGGGACAAACACATAGTTTTCAAAAAATAAATTTTGAAGATATGCAGATTGCTCTAAAAAGGGGATATATTATTATTAGCACATTAGAATCTTCAAACCAAAGATGTTTAATAGAGAACACAATACCGAGTGAAAGCGAGGTTGATTTGGTAAATGCCAATCTAAAAACGAATAAGGATATATATATAATAATATACGGAGAGAATTCGGCAGACATTACCCCGTCTACTAAATATAAACAATTACTAGATCTCGGGTTTATAAATGTTCAGGTTTATGGAGGAGGATTATTTGAATGGCTTTTATTGCAAGACATATATGGTGCCGAGGAATTTCCAACAAATATTTCTGAAATAGATATTTTAAAATTTAAAGGGAAAAGCCATTTAAATATCGCGCTTTTGAAATAATAATATAATTATTGTATTATATGAAACGTATACATAAATTTATTCTTTATAATGTGTTGTTTTTAATATTGTTTTTTATAATTATAACGAATATAAATAACTATTTTTTAAAACAAAATAATAAAAAACCCAAAACCTTTTTAGAGTTCATAAACAGAGGACAGACAACAATATTCTCTAAAAAAATATTGTTAGGATTTGTTTTTGGGATGGTATTCGGCTTTATAGACACCATCTCTCTGTGGATTGGTATTGACGAATTGCAAAGATATTTTCCCGATGGCGTGTTAACAAAAGCGGCGTTTAGTAATATATATGCCGACACCTTGGCTGTATCAATCAGCACGGCAATTAGTGTTACATTAATGGAATATTTTCAGAAAGATTTATCAGAAATACCTATATGGACCAATTCACTCGCCATTATGATCGGTTGTTCGTTAGGATTAGTAGCCGGTAGAGTTTTTACAAACAAAAAATAAATTTTTAGATTATACAGATAAAATTTTATAAGGAAATTGATTTAATTAAACATTACGAAGTATGTATATAAATGGATCTTACCCAAAACAAACTTACCAAAGCTGAATGGAACAGTATAGAAATTCTTGTCTCGCCCGAAGAATTATTTATTTTAGACATAATTACCAAAGGGTTTCATGATGGTGAAATCAATGATAACACCACATTATCATTGCTTAACTTTTTAAAAATATCTCCGACAGACCAAATACACAAATATATTTATAAAAAATATCTTTTGCCAAAACTAGAACCAACCTTTAAAAAATATAATGTTGACTATGAAAAAGTCACTATTAGTAAAAAGGATAAGCTTAAAACCCGCGATCTTATACGTTTTGAAAATACAGATAGCCTACTTGAAGGGGAGGTATTGTTTGACTTTATTTTGATTGAATTAATTGAAACAATGTTGAAAGCAAAAAATAAAAATAAGCAAATATGGATAGAGTCTTATTATACGCTTGTGGTTTTAAATAATTACAGTATAAAACTGGTAAATCCTTATCTTAAAAATATTTTAAATACATTATTAAATAATATTTCCAGCAATGATTCTGAATACATCCCGTATATTATAAATAATGCCTACAATACCATAGAAAAAAATACCTATTTGCTGAAATATGCCGATATTAAGTTATACGATCATCAAAAACAGTTATTCCAAATATATAATGCCGTAACAGAGGAAGACTTTGCTAACAAAACCCCACGATTTACCTTATATATTGCTCCTACTTCCACTGGAAAAACAGTATCACCCTTGGGTCTTTCTGAATCATACAAGGTAATATTCGTGTGTGCTGCCCGACATGTAGGATTAGCATTAGCCCGTGCAGCAATTTCTAAACATAAAATGGTTGCTTTTGCATTCGGCTGCAATGATGCTAGTGACATTAGATTACATTATTTTGCAGCAAAAGAATGTATTAGAAATAAACGAACTGGTCAAATTGCCAAAGTGGACAATTCAGTTGGTGATAAGGTTGAAATTATGATATGTGATATTAAATCGTATATTACAGCAATGTATTATATGTTAGCATTTAATACAAAAGAAAAAATTATAATGTATTGGGATGAACCCACTATTTCATTAGATTATGACGACCATCCCCTACACGAGACCATTAAGGCAGCCTGGCAAGAAAATAAAATTCCTAATATTATTCTGTCTTCTGCTACGTTGCCCAAAGAAGCAGAAATCGCGAGCACTATAGCGGATTATCATAGCCGGTTTCCAGACGGCGACGTCAGATCAATTATTAGTCACGATAGCAAAAAAACAATTCCGCTTGTGAACAAGGAGGGAATGACAGAAATGCCGCATTATACCTTTACGGAATATGAAGAAGTTCAAAATGCCGCTGATCATTGTCTGGACTATTTAACTATTTTACGATATTTAGACCTTAATGAGGCTGTTAAATTTATACTACACATCAACGAAAAAGATTGGTTGCGGCGACAACATAAAATGCAGAATTATTTTGAAGATATTAAGGACATAACTATGAAAAAAATAAAGATGTATTATTTGTTACTTTTAAAACATATTCCAGAAGAACATTGGAATACAATTTATCAGGAAATGTTGCAAAAAAGAACAACGGCATATAATTCTACTATTTATGTGACCACTCGTGATTCCCATACTTTAACGGATGGACCCACTTTATTTCTGGCAGAAGATATTCATAAAGTTGCGGAAGCATGCATTAAGATGTCACAAATTCCAAAACAGGTTATACAGAACATTTCGGATACCATTATTCAAAATAACATAATTAATAATAAAATAGATGAAATGGAACGGGAACTGGAATCAAGCATGGAAAAAGGTGCAGCCACGGTGAATTCTAGGGGCGGCGGTTGCTCTGCAGATATGAGCCGCTCCGACCGCCGCAACAAAGAAAAAGGCACTAGTGCCAATATGACTCAAGAAATGCGAATTTTAACAGACAAAATCCAAGACGGCAGAAATATGATAAAAACCATTGCTTTACACGACATGTTCATCCCCAATCGTAAAACTCATCTAGAAAAATGGTGCTCAACCACCCGATGTAAATTTTGCCAAAACGCCTTTTCCTGTAACATTTCCGATGCCATTGTTGAAGAAATTATGATGGTCAATGATGTTGAGGATAGCTGGAAAATTCTACTGCTTATGGGAATCGGTGTTTTTGCATCAGAACATAGCTCGCGATATATGGAAATCATGAAAAGGTTAGCGGATGAACAAAAATTATTTATTATAATTGCCTCTACAGACTATATTTATGGGACGAATTATCAATTTTGTCATAGTTACATTAGCAAAGATTTAAGCACTATGAGCCAAGAAAAATGCATTCAAGCACTTGGTCGTGTTGGAAGAAATAAATTACAACATTCTTATAGTATTCGGTTCCGTGATAACGAGTTAATACAAAAGTTATTTAAAAATTTACCAGTTAATGAAAAACCAGAAGTCATGAATATGAATCGTTTATTTAATACATAAAATAGTTAAAGATATTTACAAAACTTGTATATATATACAAATAATGTCAGATTATAATATTCGTCTTGCAGGCGGCGGATTACTGGGTATTGGTTGTGGGATATCCATATGGTGTCTATCAATAAATTCTCTACAAAAAAAATATAATATAAATGTCTATAAATATTTGAGTTTTAATTGTTTACTGGGAGGGTTATCTGGATTTTTTATTACTAAAAATACACTTATTAAGCATTAACGACAGTCTGCACGACATTCAGGACACTGGTGTGTGTTTCGTTGTCCATCTGTATTGTCCCAGTTTTCAAAACATCCACAACAAAGATGATGTTCGCAATTATAATTACTGATCCGCACATAACTCGGGACCAGACAAATGGAACAGGTGTTTGGAGGTGGCGGTGCGATACGGGCAGGTACAGCTACTGGTTCTGCAGATGATGGTGTTTGTAAGTAAAAATATCCACCGCTTTTGTTTACTACCCACCAGGCAGGTTTTGACTCTATTCTCGTGTTGTCAACTAAATGATTCTGTTCCAGATAAGGAATAAGACCAGCGTTATTCAAATTATCACAGCGGTTTGGAATAAGGGTAAAGCCTTCGGTGTTGGTATCAGCATCAATATTAAAATCATTATTAATCTTTTCAACAAGAGCTGCCCATACTAGAGGAAAGAGAGTATCCCTTTCTACATGATAGGTGTGCACTAATCCGTCACTATTGTTTTTTTTGACAGTAAAACAATTTTCATAATCTGGTTGTGTTGCCGAGGGCAGTTCGCGATACTGGCTTGGGGTGATAACGGGGGTAACTGCGTGTTCAAGAGACATTGTATAGTGGTGTGTTTTGTGTCTATTAAAAACTAATTAATTGATTTCAATTTTTACGAGAAACGAATCTTGTGCATCTTAAACGTGCCTTCTTGGACATTTATGGGATTAATAAAACGAGTAAAATAGAGAATTATTGATAGTATTAACACAATAAGTCCTGGTTTTATTTTGTATAATAATAGTGCAATAGTAATTAAAAATAGAAAGATAAAAAAATTCTGTCCTAAACTAAATAAATTTTCAATAATTTTCTTTACCTTCATACCTTTATCAAAATCTTTGTGTAAAAACTGGAAAAAACATAACTTCTTTTTTCCTACGGGTTCAAAATAATATTCGTGAAAGGGCATGCAATCATATTTACCCATAATATATTGAATAACCCAATATGGAAACACATACAGTAAGGGTCCTTCCAAATAACATTTGAACGCATAAAAAGACGAAAAGTTGGGTTTATTTTGTGAAAAATCCCATTCGTTGTGTAAATATAACTGATTAATGGCGTGAATAAGGTCGTAATCCTTAGTGCTCAAAATATATGCACCCCCTCGTGCTAATCTCATGCCTGCTTCTATAATGTAGGTTCCTCTGTATTGGACATTTAAAACACCTGTATAATTTGTTAAATTTGTGGTAACCCATCTAGTTATCTCATGGGGAGGTCTATGTTGGGTGGAGATAAGCTTCCATTCATCTGATAAGCCATTTACAGAACCCGAATAAACATATGTAATTTGGAAAACAATATTTCCATTGATTAAAACAAAATCTGTCATTTTTTCGGGTTCGTCGATATATTCTGACCAAATCATATCTGGTTTGGTCAAGTAGGGCTTCAATTGAATATAATTATTTATTTTATAACAATTTTTTGAACCTGCTGTTTTATGCCCCCATCTTGGCTTAATGAAAATAGGAAAGCGTGCCTTTTTAAAATTTATTAACTCTCCGCTTTTAAGATTTTGAGATTTTGCAACCCATAATTTATCATATATGTATTGAAAATCTGGATTTACTATATACGCTTTAATATCGCTCATCGGTATTTTTGGGGAAAACCAAACCTCAAACGGATCGGAGTATGGATTCGGTATCCCTATAAAATTACACCATTTATCTTCAAACTTTATTATTAGCCTTTTTAATATTGAATTTTCCATATAATACATAGAGCACATAATAAATATTTAATCACCTCCGCGTAAGCGAAGCACTAAATGAATTGTTGATTCCTTTTGAATATTGTAATCACTGAGGGTACGACCATCTTCTAATTGTTTGCCTGCAAAAATTAGCCGCTGTTGGTCTGGGGGGATTCCTTCTTTATCTTGGATTTTTTGTTTAATATTCTCAATGGTGTCGCTAGGTTCAACGTCTAATGTTATTGTTTTTCCAGTAAGTGTTTTTACAAAGATTTGCATTATATATATATGATGAAAATCTTTAATATTGCTTAGTTTATTAATAATAAGTTTTAATTAATGACCACCATGACGCCCATGACCACCATGACGCCCATGAGGTCTATGAGGTCTATGAGGTCTATGAGGTCTACGAGGTGGTCCAAAAGAAGGCAATTGTTGGACCCATGGATTATTTCTGACATAAACTGGTTGTTGAATAATTGGACGCGCAGGACGTTCAATAATAATAGGCGCTGGTGGAGGTGGCGGTGGTGGATTACTTGTTGTGGACGATATTACTAAAGAATATATTACGATTATTACTAAAATAGACCCTAAGGTATAAAATATTGATGTTGAAGATAATTTACCCATATATATATATAATATGGGTAAATTAATATAAATGAAGAGGTTTATTATGCGGCTGTGGCGGTGGCGGTGGACGTAAAACATTTCGGTGGCGGCGTGTTGGATTTACCACAACAACATTAGTTGTTGATGATCTAAACATGTGTAATAAAATTACCAACACAACAAATGCTGCTAAAATAATATATGAGTTTTCCATAATTATATAATATTCATATAAAAATAAATCTTTTACACTATAAAAATTGAATTAAATATTTTTTATTATGGTATAGTAATGTCTGATTCAGAAGAAATAAACCAATTGTTTGATGTTATAAAACAAGACCTTGAAAAAACACCACCAGAAACTACCAAAATTCCTCGCTTAATAGAACAATTCGCTAATGGATTACAACGATTTGTACCTTCTAAAAATAAATTACATGAACAAATTGAAAAAGACCTTTTAATAAAACCATTTATAGCAATTTCGGTAGAAAATTTCCCCCACATTGTATCTCGGTTAATATATTGGATAAAAAAATTTCAAGCTCCGTTCTATGATAATGTAACAGACCAATGGACAACCGAATTAGCCGCATCCAAAACACCCTCCGATATTGCAAAATTCTTTAAAGAATTTTATTATCATTCACAAGAGATGTATCGTCAGGTATGGGAGGCTCGCAAGCGTTTGGTAACAGGAGAAAATATCATTCCTCCCGAACATCGCCCAAAACATACAGGTTCCGATGGCATTCCCCATAACATGAAAACGGGGAAATAGAAATAAATTTGATGTTGATTTTTTTATAAAAATGTATAAAACTTTTTATAAAATAAAAACAATATGGTTAGAGCATTAGTTTGATCAATTACTGTACGCGAGCCCGCCCATCCCCGACATGATGCGGAGCACATTGTAATTGACGGCGTAAACACGAGCCTTGGCGGTCTTGGTGCCTTCAACGGTGGCGTTGGAAAGCACAAGCTGAAGCGTAGCGTTATCAATGCGCGAAAAATTGCAACTTCCACTCGGCTGGTGCTCCTCCGGGCGAAGTGCGAAGGAATACACGTTAATTCCCGTGTCCGGGTTGCGAGTGTGGTGCTGGAAAGGCTGGACGAGGTCAAAGTAACTGCCTTCACGCTCCGAGAAACGGTCTTGTCCGTTAAGCTGCAGCTTACCAGTAACCACTGGGTTCTCTCCCCAGCAATGCATGTCAAGAGCTGTCTCAGACATGACAAAGGTTCCTGCGTCAGAAACTCCCGAGGTCACGTATGGGTTGGTGCCAGAATCATTGCTGTCAACGGCAAAGTTGGGCTGCGTGTATAAGTTATCTGCGCCATTCCACATGCTAGCAGCACCTGAGGCGGCATTGATGGATGCACCCGCATTGGTGAAAAGACCTTGTCCGTCAATAAAGGCGTTGTTTTCACCAGCACTATCAACAGTGCCCGAAACACCACCAGCTGGACCACCGAAGGCGTGGATTGCGTTCGGAAGAGCATCAATGGCATCGGTGTAGTTGAACGGCTGGGCACCAAGCGTTGAGAAAAGCAACTCACCGCACTCAAGAGACGAGCAGTAATCAACATTCTCATCCGGCTGGACAACAAAAATAATTTCCTTGCACGGATGGTTGAAATTCAACTTTATCTTGTTTGATGACGAACCGACAGATTCATCGCCAGTGAACTGAAGCTGTTCAATAAGATATTCGTGCGGGTTTTGAGCCATGCGCCTGCGCTCATCCGTGTCCAAGAAAATATAATCTACATAAAGTGATGCTGCGACCAAAGACTGATTGTATGCAGTCGTGACTTTGGACGTAACGGTGGAGTCCGTGTGGGCGGCAAGCGAGGTGACGGCCCAAAGGCACTCATCAATCGGGCGAATATCAAGATTAATCTTGACTTCGTGGTATTGAAGAGCAATAAGCGGCAAAGCGAGACCCGGGTTGCGGCAATACCAGAACTGGAACGGAACATATAAAGTGGTTTCCGGAAGGGCGTTGCGCGGCGCGCAAACCTGGCGCGGTGCATCAGATGAGCACGGTCCATCCACGCTGTTGAAGGTGGGGTCGGTGATGTAGGTAAGCTGGGTAGTGTTACCAATCATCGCGTAGTACCCGCGCTGCTGCTCAGCGGAGAGGGTAAGCTGGTTCCAGATGTGCATCCAGTCACCATACTGACGGTCAATTCTCTGACCACCAATCTCAACCTCAACCTGGGAAATAAGCTGTTCACCAGGGAAATCAAGCCAGCGTGCATAAACACCCTCGCCTGATGCGGAATCATCACAACAGTTTGAGTTCGCCATCTGCTGGTTAATTTCCGGAAGTGTTACTTGAAGGTAGGTGCGGTATGCTAAATCACCGTTTCTACTAATTGTGCATGTTACACGGCGTCCAAAATCACATTGTCCGTTAAATGTCTGTTCAATACTTTCCATCGAAAAATTCGTGTAACGACGGTAGGTCACCTTCCAAAAAGTGATCTGGGGATTACCTGTGAGGTAGACGTCTTGTGCGCCATATGCAACTAAATCCATTAATGCTCCTGCCATGTTATAATATTGCTAAAGAAAATAATTTTTTATCTTTAATTAAATTTTTTTAATTAATTAAATTAGGTGCCGCTCAGAACTTTTTTAATATCAATGTTACCTTCTATAAATCTACGTAAATAATTATCTAAATATACCTCTTTTTTACCTTCATGTTTTTTTGAAAAAATATACATATCTTTATGTTTTTTAATTCGCCATCCATCTTCTAGCGCATTAAATAAAAAAACCATTTTTTGCATAGTCACATAATCCACTTGTAATTCATTTATATTATTCATTATAAAGAATCAAATAAATAAAATATATCTAATTAACTAATATCTAATTAAAAATATAATAATTATTATAACTATTATAACTATTATGCCTAACTTTAAACCAAAGCATACAAAAAAATTTACGGTTAATAATAAAAAACCAACTCTTGATACTAAACATCAACAAATGAACCGACATTTTGATAATAATAGTATTCATCTCTCAGAATTAAAAGAACAGAAAGATGAATTAAAATCAAAATTGTGTGTTGGCAATAATTTACAATTAGAACAACAATTAGATATAAAAGACCAAATTGCTGAAATTTCAAAAAAGATTAAACTGTTGAATAGAGAAAAAAAGGACTATTGGCTAAATAATTCTAAACATATATTTGAATATTTTGAAAATAAGCAAAAAATCTCAAAATGTGACAATAAAACTAAAAAACTCGATGAATTTTTTAATATTAAAACAAATTCGTATGAACAAGATTCTTTTAAAAAAAAAACCGACACTTCCATTCAAAAATATTTATCAAATGTTGATCATAATTATTTAGATATGAATAATTATATTGAGAAAAGCGATATTTGTAAAAATTGCAATAAGGGCGAAATGATACCTGTTGATTATGAAGGGATTATTATTTGTAATAATTGTTCAAAAAGTCTGAGATATTTAATTGAAAACGAAAAACCTTCCTATAAGGAACCTCCTAAGGAGGTTTGCTTTTATGCATACCGCAGGATTAATCATTTCCGTGAAATACTCGCACAATTTCAAGCAAAAGAAACAACCCAAATTCCTGTAAAGGTAATTGAAGCAATTAAAATGCAAATTAAAAAAGAACGGATTACTGTAAATCAAATTAATAACAAAAAAGCAAAGGAAATACTAAAAAAATTAGGTTATAACAAATATTATGAACACATACCTTTCATAAAAGATAAATTGGGTATTCCGCCCCCCATAATGACCCAGGAATTAGAAGAAACCCTCTGCAACCTT